CACGCCCCAGTCGTTCAGCGTGCCCCCAGCTATGCCCCACGACCACGGGTCGGTCGTCACCGTGCGGAGCGCGCTGACGCCGTTGCTGAGACCCGACAGCTGGAACGCCACTAGAACATCTCCGCCTGCGGGATGATGTACGGCCCGACGGGGTCGGCCGGTGGCCCGCTGTACGCACCGAGGGTGGCGCTGAACGTCAAGTACGACTTGTTGCCGGTGCCCGAATCCGTGGCGCCGTCGTAGTGCAACGTGTGGGTGTGGCCGGTGACGACCGACCCGCCCTGGAAGTGGGCGTAGTTGTCGTCCATGTAGATGCGGAACCGCAACCGTTGACCACCCGCGATGCTGAGGTCTGGCCCCGCCAACACGACCTGGTACGCGTCCCGCGTCGTGCCCAGTTTGTAGCTGCCGCCGCTGATCGACGGCGCATCACCCCGCGCCCACACGACCGGGTTCGACCCATCCGCGTCGACGCGGGCGATCTCGAACACGGCGCCTTCGAGCGACAGCGTGTTGCTCGTGGCGAGCCAACACCGCGCGAGGCAGATGCCCGACAACGTCGACGCGGCGATCGGATCCGAGTACCACTCGATCGTGTTCCCGCCAGCCGTCTTCGTGTACTGGTTCGCGGCCAACGTGATCGGCCCGTTGGCGGTGTTCCCCACCGCAGTCACCGCCGATGACCCGGCAGCGGCCAACATCTCCTTGCAGTCGACGCCGCCGATGGTCACGGCAGACGCCGAATCACGGAGGTGCAGAACCGAACCGGCCGGGGTCGACGTCTGGAAGCCGAAGTTCTCGGTGAACGTGACGAACGAATCGCCGTCCGCCCCACCGGTCGGCCCGTCGATCGACACCGACACGTTCGACGTACCCGCGGCCATGTTGACCGCCGGTGCATCGTCGATCCCCACGAACAACACAAGCCGATCGCCCACGGCCATCGCGGTCGACGTCGGCGTAGCCGTCCAGTTCTGCGCCGCGGCCGTGGTCGGCAACTCGGTGGCCTTCGCCGAATCGGTGATGATCGCGGTCAACACCCCGTCGGTGGAGAGTCGATACAACCGCACGAGGATCACTGCGTTGACGGTCGACGCGAACTCCCCGGCCCACATGTTGAACGTCACCGTGCCCGACAACGTAAACGCCGCGTCGACGGGGTCGGTGATGTAGCACGAACTGAGTGCCGCGCCACCCGACGCGAGGATGATGCCGGACGTCGGCCCCGCAACGGTGGTGGCGAACTGGACGTTGGCCGCGGCGCCACGTGTCGTGCGAAGCCGGTCGGCACGGCCCTGGAACGCGAACCCGTTGGCCGCGGTGTCCCAGAACGCCGGATCGGTGTGCAACCCCGACGGGGCGTCCCATCCGGCGACCAGGGTCGACCTGAGGAATAGTTGCGTGGACACGAGGCTTACGCCTCGCGGACGGTGGTGCCCTTTGCGTCCTCGATCCGCACGACGGGCATGTTGTGCTCGATGTCGTGGTCGAACTGGGTTTCGGCCTCCTCGAGCGAGGCGTACGCCGCACGGTACAGCTTCGGCTCCTCAGATGGGTCGGCGAGGTTCCGCACGATGTAGTGCTTCCGCTTCGCCATTAGCACCGCTCGACTTTCATCTGCGCCCGGACGCTGAGCGCATTGTCGCTGTTGCACCGCAGTACGAATCCCTCCGACAGCGCACAGTCGGGCGTGACCCCGAACGGACGCCACACCTGCCACCCGGTCTGCGGATGCACCATGAACTCGTCGATGACCGTCAACGTCGTCGGTTCCGTCGTCCATGTGCGTCCGGCGGTGAACCCCACCGCGATCGACCGGCCGTATTCCTGCACCGGCGTGACGGACGTCGACGCGGTGCCCGGGCTGTTCGTCGCCCACGTGCTGTAGCACAGTTCGACCAGCAGCGGCTCGAACCCCGGGGCGGATGTCCCCGATGCGAGCGCGTGGATGGCGAACGACAACAGGTCCAACCCGAAGTTCGCGTGTGACTTGACGCCCAGGATCGACTTCGTGGTGGCTGCCGTCAACGCGACTTCGGCGCCCGTCATGACCGAATACCCGGCCTTCATGGTCGGCCTTAGCCGCCTGAGGTGACGGTGAAGTCGTACGTGGCTTGGAGCGTATCGCCGGTCGCGCCAACGAGGTTGATCACCGAGAACAACGACCGGTCAAGCAGCACACCGCCGCCGGTCGCGGCCTGGGAGAAGATCCCGTGTTCGGTGATGCCGACGTCGGCATCCGGGTCGAGCGTGGCGACCGTGCGGTACACGTTCGCGCCGTTCTCGGACTGGGTGCCGGTGGGCCGGACGTTGTCGGTGGCGTACTGCGTGGTCAGCTCGGTGGTGAGCGCCGTGTTGCCGACCGCTTCAGCACCCGCGCCGGTGCCGAACCCGTGGAAGTTCATCGCTTCGAGTTCGACGAGGTTCTGGAACGCGTCCACGATGAAGTTGACCCCGGTGGTCGTCACGACCGCCACGGATGCCAACCCGTACGGGATCCGTTCGCCGTCCCCGCGGATCTTCTCGAGGTACAACGCACCCCAGAACGACGGCAACCGCATGGCCTTCGCCGCGAGCAGGTGCCGCATCCGGCGGTTCAGGTTCCGGCGGTTCGCGCGGCGCCACCGGTTGACCTCGTCTGACAGCGACTTGTCCGGCTGCGAGTGCCGGACGATGTCGGACAACTTGTTCGTCGACGGCCACGGCGTCGGTGCCGGTTCCGGTGCCGTGCGGATGTGCTCCACGCGCCCATCGCCTCGGAACACGGTGAGACCGAGTGTCCCGGCCGGTCGTGTTTCTGCCACTCGGTGCATCGCCGCTCCTTATCGGATGGGGCGGGCCGGTGCCGCAAGCGACACCGGCCCTTGGGGATGAATCGTTAGGCCTCCGAGCCCGTCACCGAGCGAGGACGCCCCTCCTTGTCGAACTCGTCGGGGTCGGGCGGGGTGTGTGCCCCGGCACCGGCCGCGAGCGTCTGAGCGATCGGGACGTCCGGCTCCTGCGTGCTGATCGGCGGTGCCGGTTCCGTCTCGAGGACGTTCGGCATCGACGTCTCGGCCCCTTCGTTCGCCACGACGTCGGTCGTCGACTGCACGACCGGTGACGCGACGATGTTGCCCGGGTCGATGCCGGGAGCGTTCTCGATCGTGTCCGCGACGGTCTCCGCACCGGAGTCGCCCGACAGCATGGCCTTCAGCTCGTCCGCCTTGAAGTCGTCGGCCGACGCATCCGCGTCCACCTTCCCGGCGTCCTTCAGTTCGTCGAGCATCTCGTCCTTCGTTGCCATGTGGTCACCTCCTCCGTTTACGTCGCCGAGTTCTGGAGGACACGCATGGCGTCCGCCAGTTGGATGCGACCATCGACGCGTTCGTAACCGCGGAACCCGACCTGGCCGTTGTTGCTGTAGAGCTCGACCTGCCTCTGGAGGCTGAACCCGTTGACGCGCCGGATGAGGTACCCCCGGCGGATGTCACCGAAGATGCCCGACTTCGCCGATGCCGCAGGTGCGGCCAGATCCGGCGACGTGTAGATCGGGTATCCGAGGAACGAGTCCGGTTCGCCCGCGGCGGTGTTGACCACCCACAGCGGACGGTTCTGCGAGTCGAGCATGAGGAACAGCGACTTGACCGCCGAATCGCTGAAGATCCACTGCGCGTTCCGCCGGTACTGATACGGCAACGCGAAGATGAAGTTCACGAGGGCGGAGTAGCTGAACCCGGTCACGTTGCCGACCGCGGCCTGCGACACGGTCACGCCGGACGTTGCGGCGGCGATGCCGAGCGGCTTGCCGGAACCGTCCCCGACGGCATATGCCGTTTCTTCGAGGACACCGATCGACTCGCCCAACTCGCGAGCGAGGTAGGCGTCGAGGCCGAACGCGCTGTCCGCGAGAAGCTCTTCGGACACGATGACCGTCCGCCCCGCCTTGAACGCGTTGACCGTGATCTGACCGAACACCTCGTCCGACGCGGTGTACGGCGCGTTCTCCGCCGTCCACGTTGCGACACCGTGGGATGACACCGCGGGGATCTGGATGGCGTCCCCGCTGTCGGTGGTCATGGTCTCGGCCAACTGGTTGATCGGCCCCATGAACCGGAGGATGTTGATGATCTGGTTGCGGAACTCGGTGGGCACGAGGTTCGCACCCGCACCCGCCGTCGCCTTGGACAACACGCGCTGTTCCTCGATGTCCAACTCGGCGAGATTGCCGACGGTGAGGTAGTGCCAGTACGCGGCACGATACTCAGGCGAATCCCACGCGGGCATCCCGCGGGTCTTGGCCCGGTACTCGCCCAACGTGAGCGGCACATCGTCGCCGTCCTCGATGCGGAAGTCGATCGGCGTGTTGAGCGACTTGGTGACTTCCTGCTCGCGCTCGTACAGTTCCTCCGCGCGCTGCCACCGGTCGGTCAACGACCGAAACTCGGACTCCATCGCATCGTACTCTTGGGATTCCTCCGCGCTGAACTCGCGGCCCTCCCCTTCGGCGGTGGCGAACTTGTCGACCATCGACTTGTGAAGGGTTGCCCGCTGTTCCTTCAGCGCGAGGATCTCGTCACGACGCATGGTCGTCGATACCTCCCGTTGTGAGAACGATGAATGAAAGGGCGCGCTTCCTCGCTGCGACCGACCGATGTTCCACCGGTTCGATCACCCCGGAACCGTCCCCGCTGCCGTCGTCGACAACGGCCTGTTCGTCGTCACCGTCTCCCACCAGAACCGGATCCGTTGCCCCGTCACGCAGCTGCGGGTAGGCGCCCAGCATGACTTGCTGCAACAGGTCCGGTGATGCCGATGCTAGCTGGATCGACGCCGAACGAAACTGCGCTTCCGTGGTCGGATACGCCGGATCGAACGTCGTGCTTACATCCAGCAAACGCTTGAAGTTCTGGATCGCGCGGTACGGGCGCCCGCCGCGGAACGACACGCGTGCGTTGCCCCGCCCGACGACCATGCCGATGGACATGCCACCGATGTCGCCCGAATCAACGAGCGCCTTGACCCGCGACGACAACTCGGTCTTGACCACGTCGGCGCGTGTGCGAAGCCCGCGGACGTCCTCGTCGAGCTTCACGGCGCCGGACTTGGTCGTGCCCATGAGTTGTTTCTGGTCGTGCTCGTTCAGGAATGGGATGTTGTGCTTGTCCCCGAACGCCGACAGGTACCGGCGGAACGATCCGCGCTCGTACACCTCGACGAACGCTTCGAAGTCCGCGTCGACACCGACCGGCGCCGCCAACCCGTCGAACCGGTACGTGTCACCGAGGTCGGTCATCTCGACGTCAGCCATCGGAATGCTGCGGAAGTTCGGGACATCACCGAGGGTGTCGAAGTAGGCCTCGGACGTTTCGGCGGTCAAGTCGCGGATGTCATCCACTCGTAACCACCCCGTTCACGACCGCGGCCGCTGCGGCTGCGGGGTCGACGTTTCCGTTCTGCACGTCCCCCTCTATCGGCGCCGGGTCGGGTTGCTCCCACGGCGGGGTCTCGCCATCGGGCCACGGCCCCATCCCTTCGAGGTCGCGGATCTCGAGCGGGTGGATCGCATCGGCCGCTTTCATGGCCGTGTAGAAGTCCGACCGCGCCTTGGCATCGCCACGCATGAGGCCCTTCAGATCGAACTCCGGCCACCACGCGTTGAACGGGAAGATGGCCGGATCGTGCTCGAGGGACTCGGCGATGTTCGTCGTGACCGGCGCGATCGTCTGGGTGGCCCACTGGATCGCGTTGCCTTCGACGGTGGCGTACGTCAGCGAATCGCCGATCGTCCCGCCGTACCGTGACGGCGGTGCGTTGAACAGCACGGCAATCTCGGTGGCGGTCATCCGCGCGGACTCCACGAACTGCATGTCCGACAGCGGCATCTGCACGTTCTTGAACGATGCGCCGTCCTCGAGCACGGCGACTTGGTTGGCGTTCGACGATCCGCCGTAGATCTCGTTCCACGATTCGCGCAACGGGCGGGTGTTCTTCAACTTGCCCGGGTACTCGACGACGCCGCGCACGGTGCCGCCGCGCCGGTGGAAGGCCCCCTCGAACCGATCCCGCGCCAACGCCTTGCCGATCCCCTCGCGGCACGTGGCGATCCGCGACATGCCGATCACCCCGTCAGTCGACAGGTCCATGATGTGCAACACGTCCTCGTCGTTCAGGATCCGCTCGGCGCCGGACTGCCCGGTGTACTTGAACCGCTTGCGGTGCGTGGATTCGTTCCACTCGACGGTCATGCGGGACGGGTCGAGCGGCCACAGCGTGTCGACCGAGATGCCGTCCGACCGATCCAGTTCGATGAACCCGTTGCCCCACAACAGCACGTTGCTGGTGATCGTCGACCAGAACAACCGCGCGTTCATGATCGGGTTCGGCTTCTCGTGCAGCATCCGCCACGCGCGATGATCGACCGCTTCGGTCTTGACCTCGCCGATCATGCGGTACACGTTCAACGGCAGCATGCCGACCGTCTGCGAGATGTCGGCCACGACCGCGAACACGGTCATGATCCCGATCGCGTTCTTGATCGTGACGCGTTCGCCGCTGTTCGTCGACGCGCCCGAGAACGCGTTGATCAGCCAGTCGGCGGGGTTGGAGAGGCCCGACGTCGATCGGACCTCGGAACCCCTAATCAGTCGACCGAGCAGGTCCATCGAGTCCCTTGCGGACGAACCATGCCGCGACCACCGCGATCGTGCCGCCGACGATCAGCCCAGCCGACGGTGACAACCACCACGCGCCGACGGTGATCGCCGCGAGACCCACGAGGAAGCAAAGCGTCGCGGCGGTCGTTGCCATCGCCGAGCCTTATCGGCTCAGCGGGTTACTTGTCGGACGCGTCCGGCTCTTGGCCGGGTGCAGCGCCTTCGTCCGGCTGCGGCTTGGACGGCTCCTCGACTACGTCGCCCGCGTTGGGCACGTTGACGTCGACGTCGACATCCGGCGCGGCGGGCGCGGGTGCGTCGGTCGGCTCGGACTGGGTTTCGTCGTGCTCGGACATGATGCCTCCGTTGTTGTTGGGTGACGTTGCCGTGATCCTATCGGTGGTCGTGATGGTGAGCGACGCGGCCGACGTCGTGGTAGTGGGCCACGGCCAGGTTCGACAGGAACGCGGCCACGACCATGTCCAGCCGCGACCACTCGCGTTCGCCCAGTCCGACGTCGACCTCGCCGACGTGTTCCATCAGCAACGGCGCGTGCAACATCAGAGACGAATCGAACTTCGCACACGCCAACGCGGGATACGGCGACGGTTCGGTGCTGTCACGCATCGACACCGGGTAGACGCACCACAGGTGCGGGCACTCCCATAGCTCGGCCAGCGCACCGGGCGTGGGGTGCTTGTCCCCCTCCAGCACGATGAACGATTCGTTCTCGGCCCACGCGTCCAACAGGCACCGCCAGTACCCGTCGGGTTCATGTGTCGCCACGAACCGCGGGTTGATCCCCTCGTCGACGAGCGCCCGCGCCAGATCGGGCCGGAACTCCATGTGCGGGACGATCACTTTCATGCCGCGCGGCGTTTGACCCGCATCGGTTCGCCTTCGATGGTGACCGTGTCGTACCCGTCGTCGTCGGGGTCGACTTCGCCGTCCAACGTCAGCAGCCCGCGCGTTTCGTACGGTGAATCCCCATCGACGTCCGCGGCGGTCGCCACGGCCACGACCGCGGCCACGGCACCGTCGATGAACTTCCCCTTGGCGGGCTTGCGTTCAGCGTCCGTCGGGCGGGCGATCACGGATCCTTCGGGCGTCTCCTTCGCCACGACCCGCGACAGTTGCGTGCCGAGCAGCCGATGCCCGTCGTGGGTGAACCCCTGCTGGGCGATCAACGACACGAACCGCGCCGCCGCCGCGACCATCTGCTTGCGCCGGTTGGTCTCGAACGGGGTCTCGACGACGTCGTACCGGTCGGCCCAGTCCTCGGCTTCGTCCTCCCATCCGGGCGTGTCGACGATGAACGTGTCGACGTCGTACTCGCGCATCGTCTTACGCACAGCCTTGTCCACATCATCCACAGACACCGTCCACCGTTCCGCTTCGCGCGGCGCCTCCCACATGCCCACGACGAACACGTGCGGGGTTTCGGCGATCGTGCATGCCACGAGCGCGGCGGAGTCCCGCTGGTACGTCCC